CGAGGCATTTTCTCCCGAAAGATTGGCTGCAGCAGTCGATGAAGGATACACAATTCCACACTATATAAAAAATATGGAAAAAGACATAAAAACCTCTGATAAACTCCTTAGTAAATTTGAAGTAGGAAAGGAAGCATCCGACTTTAAAATATTGATCGACGACGACTTTAATGTCACAACTACATTCAAAGATTTAAAGAAAGAAGCTCAAGCACAGGCGTTTGGTCTAGATACCATTCATCGACATTTAGCCGAATATAACAACATTATCGATATAGAAACCATAGCACATACAGGAAAGAATCATTTTAAAAACTACGGTCTTAAACCCGATGAAATCAGTGTTTTCAGTCAAAGTGATTTCGATGGTTTTGTTCCTAAAAAAGACTTTATCAGTAATCCTGGCTCTCAATTCGAAGCTGCTTATACAAAAGACGCGTCGCTTTTTGACACTGGTCTACAAAGAATAGACGAGTTCGAAGACTATATTAAACAACATGGTCGAAAAATCAATAAAGATGTAGATCCTGGAATCCCCTACGAAGCAGGAGACATGGGCTTTATGGGGATTCAGTATTATGAAATAGATGGTATACCAGTAACAATAGGAGGATACGAGAACAGGGGAGGAACTTGGGCAGATGCAATTATTATGCCTAATAAAAAAGGACTAAAGAGACTGACAGGACTAAGCGAAAAAGAGATTGGTGACCTAGTTGAAGATTTAGAGGACTTTAAAATGCTGGGATATTCTAGTAAAAAATGAGTAGAACAAAGGGCAGTGGAACATTGAATGCGAGACAAGAGAAGTTCGCACAAAAGGTTGCAAAAGGGTTATCCAAAACTCAGGCAGCCATGGATGCAGGGTATTCCCCTAAAAACGCAGCCAGAGCAGGAGTAATGCTCAGTGGTAAAAACCATCCTAAGATACAGGCTAGAATCAATGAATTACAAAAAAGAGCAGCAAATAGAGTTACTTTGACTTTAGCCAGTCACCTAACGGATTTGAAGGACATTCGCGATCAAGCCTTGCAAAACGGCTCTTATTCCTCGGCTGTGGCTGCAGAAGTCGCAAGAGGCAAGGCAGCAGGGCTTTATGTCAATAAATCGGAACTTACGATCAATAAAATTGAGCTGATGTCTAAGGAAGAGATTCTAGTGCGAATGCAAGAACTTTACCATGAAACAGGCGGAATATTACCTAAAAGTACAATCATCGACCTACCAGTAGAGGAATATAGTGGCTGATCCACGTCTAACCGAAGTCTATAAAAAGAAACCGAGCCTTGAGCCATTGATCAATAAAATCAAGGCAGACGAAGCATGGCTAAAGGACAGAGTGAATTTCATCTGGCTGATTGGTAGTTTTGCTAAAGGTACTGCCAGAGAAGATAGCGACGTTGACTTGTTGATGGTTCAGTATGAAGATAATTTGGAGCCTTGGAAAAGGGAATTGCGTCATTTTGCAAAATTCTTTCCCGATATTAAATTACAAACACACCAGCTGTTGAATGAGCGCTGGCAAAGGATTAAGCAAAATAAGTCCCCTTTTTATCAGGGTGTCGTAAATAAAAAAGATCATATAGAGGTGGTATAATGGTTGATGAAGAAGGTTATAAAACTTTAACAACTGGAAGAATTACAACAAGAGCTACTGTAGGTACTCCCGACTATGTACATAAAGCTGAACATGCAAGAAATGTCATGCAAGGGTATACTGTAGGTAGTTTAAGACCCGACAGAGCAGATGTATTTAATATAGACTATTCACCAGAAAAACTTAAAATGGGAGGTGGAGAGGAACCTGAAGTAACTCGAGGAATAAGGAACAATAATCCGTTTAACTTGGTTTACACGGACGACGCTTGGGAAGGAAAACTAGGTCGTGATCTAGAGGTTGAAGACACCTTTGAACGCTTTGACTCTCCCGAAGCAGGAATCAGAGCAGGGGCGATTAATGTATTAACTCAATTTTCAAGAGGCGATAACACAATAGCTAAGTTACTGAAGACCCTTTCTCCTCCTGGGAAAGAGAACCCAAACTATGAGAAACACAAAGAATATGTAGCAGGTAAAATGAATAGAACCCAAGACGAAGTATTAGACCTAACAGACCCTATGACCCTGAGAGGACTTGCCACCGCTCTTATTGGTTTTGAAAATGCTAATCATGCTTACGAAGATGAACTCTTGGACGGTGCTCTAGCCCGTGCCTTAGAATTTCATCTATCTAAACAGAATAAAAACCTTGGTGGTCCCGTCACTCAACCATTCTATAATGACAAAAAGTACATTATCTAAGCTCCCTGAAGAAACGCTCAAGGAATACTATGAGCTCAGTGAGCGGTTTAAGGAACTTAGGGACATAGAACAGTCCCAAACGGACTTTTTATCATTTGTCAAAAGCCAATGGCCAAGCTTCATTCAAGGTCATCATCACACCATAGTGGCTGAAGCCTTTGACCGTATAGCTCAGGGCAAGCTAAAACGGCTCATTATCAATATGCCTCCAAGACACACGAAAAGTGAATTCGCGAGCTTTTTGCTTCCTGCCTATTTGATTGGGCGTAATCCCACCTTAAAAATTATTCAAGCTACACATACGGCAGATCTGGCAGTACGTTTTGGACGTAAGGTCAGAGACTTGATTCAATCTGATATTTATAAACATGTTTTTCCCGAAACTGTCCTGAACCCCGACTCAAAGGCAGCAGGAAAGTGGGAAACTATGTCGGATAAGCAGCCCACTGCTCGTGGAGAATACTACGCAGTAGGAACGGGAGGCGCTATTGCAGGACGGGGTGCAGACTTGTTCATTATTGATGATCCCCATTCCGAGCAAGATGCAATGTCCAAAGTAGCTTTAGACGATGCATACGAGTGGTACACTTCTGGACCACGTCAACGGCTCCAGCCTGGAGGAGCAATTGTTATTGTCATGACACGATGGTCAATAAAAGATTTGACAGGACGCTTGATCAAAGATATGTCTCGTAGCCCACAGAACGATCAGTGGGAAGTGATTGAGCTCCCAGCTATTCTTCCTAGTGGTGATGCAGTTTGGCCAGAATATTGGAAAACTGAGGAACTAGAAGGAATCAAGGCAGCACTGGGCAATGGACCAAAATGGTTTGCTCAATATATGCAAAACCCTACTGCCGAAGAAGGAGCATTGATCAAGAGAGAATGGTGGCAGGAATGGCAAGAGAAAAAACCTCCTGAGTGTGAATATATTATTCAAAGTTATGATACTGCCTTCCTACGCACTGAAACCGCAGACTATTCTGCTATAACTACGTGGGGAGTTTTTTACCCACATGGTAGAATAGGTGAAAATTTTTATTCAGGGGATGTGGCGCATTTAATATTGTTAGATTCTGTAAAAGCACGCTTAGAGTTCCCTGAGCTTAAACAAAAAGCTCTAGAGCTTTATGAACATTGGGAACCCGACACAGTCATTATAGAGGCTAAAGGGAGTGGAACTCCCTTGACGCAAGAATTAAGAAAAATTGGAATCCCTGTTCAAAACTTTACTCCTAGTAAAGGAGCGGATAAAGTGGCAAGAGTAAATGCCTGTACACCTTTGTTTGAATCAGGAATGGTTTGGAGACCCGATACACATTGGGCAACGGAAGTTGTTGAAGAATGTGTTGCGTTTCCCAATGGAGATCATGACGATTTAGTTGACTCCATGTCACAGGCAGTTTTACGTTTTCGTCAAGGTGGTTTTGTTCAATTACCATCAGACTATCAAGATACGTTCGAGAGTTATCGCCATAAAGAAATGGTTTATTATTAGATGAAGAAAAAACTCACCATAGGTATGGCTACTTACGACGACTATGAAGGAGTATTTTGGACGGTTCAGGCATTACGCATGTATCATGCTGAAGTGATGGATCAAGTAGAAATTATCGTTATAGATAATAACCCCGATGGCGATCATGGTAAAGAGGTAAGGCGGTTTTTTGAAGGCTACGACACAGATTCAGGGCTTTTTACTCAGGGCAATGTTCCTAATGGACGTTATATCCCCTTTACGGAATACCAGAGTGCTTTTGTTAAAGGGCAAGTATTTGAAGAAGCGCAAACCGACTTTGTTCTATGTTTAGATTGTCACGTCTTTTTAGTTCCAGGTGCTCTAGAGAAACTGATTAGTTACTATGAGGCGTTCCCTAAAACTAAAGACCTTATACAAGGTCCACTTATTCACGACAATCTAGTAGACCACTTTACCCATTTAGAACCTGAATGGAACGATCAATTCTTCGGTAATTGGGGGTGTGCTAATGAACTCATGGCGAAAGGTGACCCTTTTGAAATCCCAATGAATGGTTGTGGTTTATTTTCTTGTGTAAAAGAGAATTGGGTTGGTTTCAACCCTGCTTTCAGAGGCTTTGGCGGAGAGGAGTGGTACATACAAGAAAAATTTAGAAAACATGGAGGCAGAGCTTTATGTCTACCTTTTTTACAATGGATGCATCGATTTCAAAGAATGGACACACCTGAGTATACTTCAGACATGTATGATCGAATTAGAAATTTTCTTATAGGTTGGATGGAACTATACGAAAACAAAGAACACGCGGGGGTTCAGTCTATAGTAGAAAACTACATAAAGTACGGATATTCTGAAGAAAAAATAAAGGGGTTCCTAGACACCTTCCCAGATAATTATCTGTCCTAAAAAAGCCTTTACTATTATTTTGTTTATATATACAGTTATTAACCATGGCTATTGATAAACAAATTCAGCCCACATCAAGTCCCATTCCCATAGATATAGATGGTCCAATAGAGATTGAGCTAGATCCGTTGATGGGAGAGATGGGGGATAATGTAGTAGACTTGCAACAACCACCTCAATTTAATGAAAATTTAGCAGATGTGTTAG